TGTTTGACAAAGATAATAAACTTATTTTGATATTCCTAATTTTTTGTTGCTTTTTTTTCCATAAATTCTTTATGAAACTTTGTCAATGCTTTATCAGTCATTGTTGCAATCAAGAAAACTAGTGTTGCTTTGTTAGCATTAAGCACTTCTGCGTGCTTATAAATCTCTTGTAATAGTCTGTGTCTTCTCATCTAGTCTTCTTTTAATTCAATGGCTCTTGTGCAACCATTTTGTTTAGCAAATAATGTAATGCTTTCGGGTTCAATTTCGTATTCACAACCAATATAGAACGTGGCTTCATCCAAGTTGTATAGGTCTGTTAGAGTTAAGTCATGTTTGGTTTCAAAACAACTTGCTATTTCGTCTTCGTCAAATTCTAATTCAACATCGATGCAATATCTTTCTTCATCGTAATAAGACATTGTACAATCTAGGTAAAGACTTCTATCACCTTTCTTTAAGGTTAGGATACCCAAGTCATATAATCCTCTATCAATAGGACAATAGAATTGGATTGAGATTGATAACTGCAAATCTCCTTTTTCGAATGCTTGTAATACTGTATTCATGGCTATAAAATTGTGTGGTTGGTAGACCACTGGTTTAACATATTGTAAAGGTAATACAAATAATCCATATATGCAAGTGATATATGGATTATTTTTAAATTATTTTAATCTTGTGGAAAATCTAGAAATTCTTCTTCTTCTTCCAACTTATCAAAGTATTCGATAAATTCTTCTTCTGTTGGTAGATTATCCAAAGGGTAAGATTTAATCATCTTGCAAGGGTGATACTGATTGTCACCTCTACGTTCAACAGTTTTAGTCAAATTAAAGAACCTATCATCTTTGGTTAATGGTTCATCATTAAAACCTTTATATACCTCAAAGGTGTTTTTATCTAAGTCTACCACGTATGCCCATTCACAAAATAAGCTATCAGAAACAAACGTCTCTTGATTCACTAGCTTGGTTACTCTACCTTCATAAACTTCGTTTAAAATTTCAGCACCAGTATCTCTACTAATATAACCATGAGTATCTTTCCACTCAATCTTTTCTAACTTTTCAAGTTGTTTTTCAGTAAACCATTTCAATTTGTCAACTTCCTCACCAAACTGTGATAGGTTGGCTTGTCTTAAGAAATTCAAGGCAATAACACCTTGTCCACTTGGATAACCATCCCATTGACCATATTGTGCTACTTTGGTTTTTTTGTTTTTGATTACGATTGTTACATTTCTAGTTCCCATAATATTGGTTTTAATTATTAATGTGTTTGACAAAGATATAAAACCTTTTTCGATATTCCAAATAAAAAATGAATTATTTTACTTTTTTTAATTATTTATTATATTTACTAATAAATACTAATAAATATGGAAACAACAAAGAAAGTAACAATCACACTTAAATTAGAAACTATTGAAAAATTGGATAACTACGCCAAATTAAACTCAATAAATAAATCAGCTTTGATTGATAAACTAATAAATACTGAAATTAATTCAAAAGAAAATGGAACAAAAGAAGTGTGTTAAATGTGATTTAGATTTAAATCTATGTGAGTTTACAACATCTAAAAACACTAAAGATGGTTTAAGAAATATGTGTAAAGAATGTGTTAGAATTAAAAATAAAGAATGGAGATTAAATAACCCAAATTATCGTAAAGAATATCGTAAAAATAATATAGAACTATTGAATGTGAAAGATAAGAAATACTATGAGGATAATAAAGAAATAATCTTAGAAAAGAAAAAAACCTATAACGCTAAAAGTCGTGATTTAATTAATAAACAACAAAGAAAATATAGAAATGAAGTATTAAAGAAAAACCCTTTATTTATTGTATCAAGTGCAATAAGAGATTCAATCAGAGCAAGATTAAAATCTAAAAAACTAATTAAAATAACAAAAACTGAAACGATACTTGGTTGTTCATTCAGTGATTTTAAATTACACATAGAATCTAAATTTAAAGATTGGATGTCATGGGATAACTACGGTAACCCTAAAGATGGTGTGTACGAATTAAATAAGACATGGGATATAGACCACATTATTCCAATGTGTACTGCAATAACTGAAGATGATGTATATAGACTTAATCATTACACCAATCTTCAGCCATTATGTAGCTATGTTAATAGATTTATTAAAAAAGGTAATACATAATTACCTTTTTTTAATAATTGTTTTTAATTTATTATCTAACGTTTTAATTGATGTTTGAATAGTTCGACATTCAGCTTCAGTTAAAACTATTTCTTCAGTTAACATCATTTTAATTAACCTAGAATTTAATATCATGTATATATTTTTCAATTTATTTATATCTAAAGCTGTTTTTTGTGCTATTGTTGATTTACCACCTTGTTTTTCAATATCTTTTAATATTTGTTGAGAACCATACCATTTTGGAAGTGTTTTTTCTTTTTTAACACTAGTAGGTTTTTCCACCTTATCCTCTGTGATTGGATTTTCGATTTCAATTATTTCATCAACAACAACTTCACCAGAAACAACTTCATCAATAAAACCATTGCTAATAGCTACACCACCAAACCCAATATATTTGTTGATATAACGTTTTGTTGGTAATATGATTCCTTCAAAGATTTCAAGTAATAATTCTTTGGTCTCTTTGTTAAGTTCATTGTCTTTAGCAATTGTTCTTATCATATTGAATGATATCTTGATTTCTTCTTTGAAGATATCAGATAAAATGTCATCACTTTCGATAACAGCAAGAGTAATCATTTCATCATACTCTAATTCAGCTAATTTTTTAATCTCTGTACTCATGGTCTTTTGTATTAATGTGTTTAACAAAGGTAATAAACTTATTTTGATTTTCCTAATAAAAATCAAAATTTATTTACCACCATTTAAAATTTCTTCTTTAACTTTATCATTTTTAGCGAATAAGACTTTGTGATGTTTTTTAAGTTCGTTTATCTTTGCTCTAAGCATATCACAAGTTGACCTAACTATAAGGTCTTCAATTTTTAAATCTCTTCGTCTTGCTAAGATTACTTTTACTTCTTTCATAAAAGAGTGTGATTCAGATACGTGTTTAATATCCGTACCCTCTACAGTGTGATACCATTTAGATAATGATTTATCAATTTCACTGCGTTCTTGGTTTATCTTTTTAGATAACTCTTCTAATTCATCAAATTGTTTAATGAATGATTCTACTAATTTTACAACTGGGTTCATATGGTATGTGTTTAAATGTGTTTGACAAAGATATATAATCTTTTTTAAAAAAACAAATTTATTTTACTTGTTTATTTAAAATCTTTTTCATACCTTTGCTAAACCAAAACACAAACCGTAGTTTAACCAACTACATTTTATTGTAGCCATGCAACCCAACGCTCTTATGAGTGCTTGGGGTTTTGTCGTTGTACCAATCCCAATGGAAATTATTAGACATAAAAAAAACCCCGAAGGAATCGAGGTTTTATATTAGTTTAAGTTTAATGATGTTCGAATGTTTGCAATTTGTTCGTCATTGAATTGGTATAAAGAACCCTCATCGTTGGCATCTTGGTGTAACATTTTACCAAATAGAGACCTATTGACACCAGTTGGGTCATCGCTCCAACCAAGTGCATCTTTCATAACACCAACTTGAGATGGTGCTAAATCTTTACTCAAAGCATTACGTATATCTGCGTAATCTTTTTTGATATTTTTATCGTTAGATGTGTTTTCAGCTTCATCTATCGGCAATAATGCTTCTCTTAATAGTTGTTTTATATAATTTTTTTTCATCGTTTAAATTGCTTTATACTAATAAATATCATGATTAAATAAAAAAAGTCACCATGTACACAAAAGTGTACATGAGTATATTCATTATTTGTTTAATTTAGTTGAATCATTTAATATAGCTGATAAGTATGGATATTCATTATCCATCAAATTATTCAAGTCTTTGGTCGTTAATTCTAATTCAACACCAGTTTCTTCATATAATTTGTATCTTATATCAGCTATCTGATTATTTAAAATTATTGCTTGTTCATCAGCCCATTTGTCAAATATACTCATCAATTCATCCTCATCAATATCGAAAATAACACGTATAGATGCCATGGCATCTTTAAGTCCAACTTCAACATTATCAATTTTATCATATAATTTATACGACACATAAGTTGACAATGTGAATTTATATTGTTTGTTTAAATATCTAAGTATTATCTTGTTCATAATCAAAATTTAATTTGTATTGTAATTCTCTTAATTTGATGACTTCTTCATGTACACAAAAGTGTACTGCATCATTAGCAATGACTTTATCAACCAAAAAAACATTTGATAAATACTTTACCAATGAATCACAATCAACGTCTTTATTACAACTCTTTTCATTGATTGAAAATTTAATCTTTTTATTATTTTTAGGATATAAATTTTGTATTTTATATATCCTAAAATGCTTACCAATATATTTGGTAAGCATTTTTATTTTTACATCATCGCTTTTCATAATTTAAAAATTAAAATGTTCTTTCAATTCAGAATTTTCTAATTTGTCTTTAAGTTTTTTAAGACTTTTTTCTTTGATTTGACGAACCATCTCACGAGTTACGTTTATACCTTCTTCAGCACCAATTTCAGCTAATGTCATTGGTAAGTTACCATCTAAACCATAATAAGCCACTATGATTCTTTTTTCTCTAACTTTCAAAGTATTTAGTAATCTTTCAACCTCTAGTTTTATGTCTAACTTATTAACCAAATGGTCAGTATCGTCATAACCATCACCACTAATCAAGTCACCCAAAACAGAACCACCTTCATCATCACCAATTTGTCTATCCAAAGAGTCCATACTGTAAGTAGTTAAGACATCTAAGAACTCTAAATTGTCATCTGATATCTCACCATCAAATTCTTCAATAACTTCTTTTATGTCGATGTTACGACATTCTCTTTGTTCTAACTCATTTACTTTTTTATCTAATTTAGATAAATTACCAATCTTGTTTGCTGGTAAACGAACCATTCTACCATTGTTAGATAGGTGTTCCATAATTATTTTTCTAATCCACCAAACAGCATAAGAAATAAATTTTATTTTTTTACCATTTTTGTTTAGATTATCTGGGTCAAACTTTTGTGCAGCTTTTATTAAACCAATGTTACCCTCATTGATTAAATCCGATAAAGGATTGTTAAATGAAGTATAATGCTTCGCAACACTAACCACAAATCTTAAATTTGCTTCAACTAACTCAAGTCTAGCTTTTTCATCACCACTAAATGCTTTTTTAGCTAATTCATACTCATACTCTGGTGTTAATAAATCAATAGTTGATAAACTCTTAAGGTATTGATTTAATGAATTAGAATCTCTGTTAGTTACTTTGTTTGTGATTTTTAAATTTCTCATAGTATAATTTGTATTTTTAGTGTTAATAATTCTTAAGAGTTCAAAGGTAATACATTTTTTTATTAAATGCAACTATTTTTATAGGTTTCTTTCAGATTCTCGTTTTAAATCTTTTTCTTTGATTGAATTTCTGTAATCTTGGTATGTTTTGTAAATAAAACTTCTACTAAATTTATTCATTTTTATTATTTCTGTAGGTATAACACCACTTTCAAATAAATTATTGCATTCATGCCTCATTCGGGTTTCTTTATCGATTTTAATTTCTTTTTTTAAATTAACTCTATCCCATTTACGGCTTAATAAAGGTAAATTTAATTGGTTTGCCTTTATTTTTATTTTTTTCATTATTTGATGTTTGGTTAATTGTACTATTGCTAAACCATCAGAATTAATTCTACCATGATTAAAATCATTATTGGAAAGTTCACTAACCATTTTATTTAAATTGTATAACCAACTATTATGACATTTAATGGTTAAATAACCTTTAGTGTTGATACAACCATCACCATCAATAAACCCAATGATAAAACTAAAAAACGAATCACCAAATAATTTTGATAAATCACAAGGGTTATGTGTTTTATCATTTGATACACTTAATAAATCATCTAACTCATTTTTTATTTCACCATAACCTATACTAATACTTGGTTTAACCAACTTTTCTTTATATTCAACAAAGGTAGCAAATTTTTTTAAATGTTCCAAATCTTTCACACCTAAATTTATCTGAATTTGTTTTGTTTTACTAAAATGACCATCAGCCATTATAAAACCTAACCAATAATAAGCTTCATTACTACCATTTATAATTTTAAAAGAATTTGCAGTCAATATATTTCTATTTATTTTAAGTTTATAAGCTCTATTCTGTATCGAGGACCAACTACGTTTTAAATAAATCATTATTTTTTCCTTTTCCAATTGAGGATAATTATAGTGCAAATATTCATCTTCATTAGTTGACCAAATTTTAACATCTTTACCTTTTATATTAACATTAACCTTCTTTAAACCTAATTTACTTGCACGACTAGTTATACTTGACCAACTACGTTTTAATACACATATTAAATCTTCTTTTTTACCATGATAATATTCATTTTTCAAATAATCATCATCAGTTTTTAACCATTCTTTTCTCATATAAATTGTTTTATAATAAATATCAAGGTATACATTAAAAGACAATTATAAACTACTTTTTATGTCTCTATCTAGGTCTCTAAGTTTAATTGTTTGTTTTTTATCATATAGGTTTTTACCTTTAGCTAAACCAATTTCAACCTTAACAAAACCAGTGTCAGATAATATAATCTCCAACGGAACAATAGTCAACCCTTTTTGTGAAATATTTTCTTGTAATTTAACTATTTCTTTTTTCTTCATTAAAAGCTTTCTATCTCTAGTTGGATTATGGTTGTTATGCTTACCACCTTCTTTGTGTTCAGTGATGTGCATACCCTTGATGAAAATCTCACCATTACTAATAAAACAGTACGCTTCAACTATAGAAACTTTACTACCTCTAATAGATTTAACTTCTGAACCCACCAATTGAATACCAGCCATGTGTTTTTCAAGTATTTCATACTCAAAGTATGCACGTTTATTCTTACTTATCGATTTCATTTGTTTGTATAATTAATAATGATAATATTCTATTCTTTATGTCGATTTCTAATCAATACTAATCGACATAATTGTATGTGTATATCTAAGACTTGCTCTTCTAAGTCAACAAACTCACTATTGTTTTTTATTTCAAAATTTGAATGGTGTAATTTATATTCATCAGAATACTGATTATTTATCTTATCCATAACAACATCTTTAGATACACTATCCCTTTCAATTGCACGTTCAATTTTAACATCCTCATCAGCAGTAACTGTTATAATGAAATCAAATCTTTTATCACTACCAGTTTCAAATAATATAGCTGATTCTAATATGATATATGGTTGGTCCTTATTAGTATTACAAAAGTCTTCAAAATCTTCAATAATATAAGGAATAACAACACTATTTATTTCCTTTAACTTTTCTTTATCATTGAAAATTATACTTCTCATCCTAGGTCTATCTAACCTACCATTAACAAAGATGTCATCACCAAGTATACGCTTAAATTCTGATTGAATACCAGCGAATCTTTCAGCATCTCTTGCTGAAGAGTCACTATTAAAAATAGGAACCCCTAATGATTTGAATATATTTGATACCGTTGATTTCCCAACCCCAATACCACCCGTAATTGCTACTTTAATCATACTTTCTTAATTTAACTCCACAAATCTACACATTAAAAACCAATAAAACAAATATTTTTATATTTTTTTTGAAAAAACTTCACCATCTTGAATAACCAAGTACTCACCAGTTACACCTAAACAGTCAATACCTATGATTTTATCAGTGATTGTCAACTCTTTAACAGTACTATGACCTACAACAAATCTAAACCCATCTACACCATCATGAAATAGAGATGGTATTCTTACCCATATAGGTGATTGTGTTATATCATCACCACTTTGACTATAGTTCTGTCCCATTTGAAAATGAAATGGCATCTTGTTATTATCGAACAAATCATTGATAGAATCTTGCATCTTGTTAGGTAGTCTATTAACGTTGTGTGTAAGACACCATGTGTTGGTAACACCAGCATGTGTGAATACGTACTTGTCATGTATATAACACATCTGCATTGATTTATCTGATAGTGCATCCTCTAATACCTCATTAATCTCATTAAGATTATGGTATTGGAATCCAGAATACGTTTCATTTACACCATTCATATAGTGAAAGCAGTGATTACCTATTAAAAGAACTACTTTTTCTGGGTTATTACGTTTTAATTCTAAGATTTCTTTAAAATTTTTAATTTGTTCCTCTGCTGAAATACCTTCACGAGAATCAAAATAATCACCTATAAATATAAATTTATCTACGTTAATTAATTCTTTATCAACAATACTCCTCCATATTACTCGCCCATGGATATCCCCAATGGCACATATTTTATTTTTTTTATTATTCATTTTAAAACTTATTAAAGGTGTTATGAAATTATTTCTAAATATTTATTGTATTTTCTTAGCAACCCGATTTTATCTTCATTTATTGTGGTATAAATAAAATCACCTATTTTTTTTATATTTATCTTATTTAATACTCTTATTTCTGATGAACCATTTTTATTATTAGTTCTTTGATTTATTTTATAACTTATCCCAAGATTATCAAATATTTTTTCAAAAGCTGACCAATCTTGATTTAATGAACCAGATATGGTAAATTGTCTTAAACTATTTTTTTTATTAAAATAAAAACATCCGTCACCATCAATCATACCAAGTAAAAAATATTTAATCAAATTTTCTGGTATTTTAGAAATTATTTTATCTGGTGATTTAAAACTTTTTTCCTTATAATCATTCTCAATTAAATAATTAATTAACTCTTTATTACATGTACTCGCTTTAGTGATTGGTTTCCAATCTTTTCTTTGCCTATAGTAGAAATTCCACGCACCAGTTTTAACTAATACTGTTTTGAATGATTCCATATCTTCATTAATACATTCTAAATTAATATCATATTTTTGTTTAGTGTTAGGGTTATTATTAGCAATATATCCATCAGCCCATAATAACCCTAATATATATGCACCATTTTCATTAATTTCAGTGGTAAAATTATTAATATTTACATCATGTTCATTCTGTTTTTTGGCTCTAGTCTCTGATAAAATTTTACTTTTTTCTTCTTTAGATAAAGTAAGATTAAATTTTTTAACGATATAGGTTACTTTACCTTTAGTAATATTTAATATTTCTGAAGATTGTTTTAAACCTAATTTACAATAATTATTTTTTATAAATTCTATATTAGTCATAATAGTTATAGGGTTTACTCATGTGATTTTATAATAAATATCCCCATTTACCGTAAAATCCACCTAATACTATTAATCTCATATCTTTTTATTTATCTTCAAGTTCTTTTATTTTTAAGTGCCCACCTAAAGCACCAGCTGCTAAACAAGCAGCCGTAATCCACGCTAACATAGCGTCAAAATTACCATTTTCATATGCAAAATATGCATTACCAAAACAAGAAATCATCCCTATAGAATACATCCAAATCGAATATCTATTCATATCACTTAAATTTATATACGTAAACGGTATCAACGGTCTTTCCGTCTGTTACCAATTTTATTTTTGGTTTTATGGGCTCAGATACTTCGAATGTATCATCGATAAACACATAGTCAATCAATGAATACAATCCTACCATAAGCAACAACCCAAAGGATATCAACCCTATAATCAAAACTGTACCTATATTTTCCATTACTCTTCGTTTTCTTCGATTAATTCATACTCCCATTCCTCACCATTTTTCCCAGCATCATATGCCATCTTCATAAGGTCTACAACTGAAAAGCAATCACTAAAATCACGTGCTAGATTTGAATCTTCTGGTTCACCATCACTTACAGCAAATTCTTGTTTACCGTCAACTTCAATGGTAAGTGATTGTCTGTAATCATCATCTGTTGATATTGTTTCTACTATCTTCATCTTATTTCTTATTTAGTTTCATTTCTAAACATTAGATAATGTACCAATAATGCGATAAAACTACCAGCTGCCGCAAAACCACCTAAAAATATAAATGGTGCATCACCTTCAACAGATTCTCGGATTATGCTTGGTAAGGATATCCAAAACACAATGTTAATAACCCCACTGAATATAAAACCACCTAAGTAGATTAAATTCTCTTTTCTTTTATTTACTTTAAATTTATCTTCCATAATTATCTCTTATTAAAATATTTATCAACTCTTACCATTACTATACCGTAAATGATTGCCATCCCCAATGAACCGATAATAAACAACCAATTATTTGTTATTGCAGCAATTATAGATGGGATTATTACTACACTCAACAATGTTGATATTGTAACAACATTGAAAGATTTTTTATCGATTCTCTCAACCCATACAAGACGTTCTAAGGCATCTTCCATATCTTTACCATATGCTGGTAAAATATTCTCGCTACCATCTAATTCTAAAATTGTAAACTGATATTTAAAATACCCAGGTGATGTCTTGCTTTCACCAATCAATTTACCTTCAATTGCTTTTCTTCTTTGTTTCATTTATATTTGTTTTTATTTCTTTTTAAATTGTTCAAACCACTCACTAACATTTTCCACTTCATTAATTTCTTGGTTGAACTTGATTAAAAGTTTTATAACTTCTTCTTCACTATATTTACCTTTATCTTGTTCTTGTTGCCATTCGGCACCTTTTGTGAATGAAAGTTCGTTATCATGTTCATCATGTTTAAATAACCATCCCTCAGCAGCTTTTTGTAACTCAGTCATATCTATTTACCGTAAATAAACTTAGTCAAAACATCTATGTTAGGTCTCATACCTTCAACATATGAAGTATAAAAAAACACCTCACCTTTTGAACTAGTTAATATTGAATTTCCCATGGTAAAACTAACTATTTCTTCTTCAGTTAAAATACCAATTGTTTTTTTATGCATGTCTACCATGTAAAATTTATCTTCAGCTTTATAAGCTGTTAATATATTACCCTCAGAGTTTAACAAAACTAGACTAGGTAATTTTTTTAATTCTTTAATCGTCATATTATCTATTTTTACAAATATACTACTTTTTTTCGATATAGCCAAGTTCTAACGTAGAAATATTTCCATATTCTAGTGTTATTGGTCTATTTTGCATTTCATAACGTCTATTTAACACACTAGCATTCAAAAATAACTGACCATCCATAAACTCATGATATCCATATGCCTCATGTATATGTCCACACGCATGTATCTTCAAGTCAGTAAACATTGGTAACTTGGCTCTCAAGTACTCACAACCAGTTCTATCACCCTCTAGTGTCGTATCCAAATAACCAAATATAGGTCCATGTGTTACAAGAATATTCACATCTAAAGGTATCTTATTCCAATGCTCATTGATAGCATCACCAATGCGATTAAAAGCCCATCCATGGAAATACGGCTGAACTGGTGAGCCGAATATCTTTATACCCTCTATCTCTACAATACTATCATTTAGGTATGTAATCTCTGGATACTTGGCCATCTTAGCATCAACAATGTATTTAGATGCTTTCTCAAAAAACCAATCATGATTTCCAGCTATAAGAATCTTATGCGTATATGGTAATTGACTATACCAATTCAAGAAAGCATCTATTTCAGCCTCAGTTCCTCTTGATGAAACATCACCAGAGTGTATAAGTATATCCCCACCTTGTAAATAATCGGTAGGTATTAGATTATGCTTGTTGTGTGTATCACTTATAAATGTTAAATTCATATTTTTTTATTTTTTTCTAGTTCAAATAAGAACTGTCCACAGCTAGAACCTATGTCGTTTATTTTTTATTACTAAAATCAGATGGTGCCAATACAATTATACACATACCTATAAATGCAATAATACCCACTATTTCAACGATTGTTTTTACCACTTCCATATTTTATATTTTACAAAGGTACTAATAATTTAATTATAAATCAATAAAATGTGCAACTTTATTGTGAGAATTTGACTTTTTAATAAAATTGATTATATTTATAGATATGAAGAAACTATTTGATGACCTAGAGTATCAAAACTCAAAAGAAAAAGATTTACTACCATTAGAATGTGAGGTATGTTCTGACACTTTTTTTAAAACTAAAATTACTATTAGAAACGCCATGAACCCTAAACGCAAGGAATCATGTAAACATTGTTCAAATAAATGTACCAATATTAGTAAAATTAAAAAAGTTGGTGTTAATTGTGTTATATGTGATAAAACAATTCAGAGACACCCATCACAATTACTCTTATACCCTAACAGTTTTTGTTCTAAATCATGTGCATCCAAATATTCTAACGCACATAAAACAACTGGTAATAATAGGTCTAAACTTGAAATATGGTTAGAAGAACAATTAACCCTAGTTTATCCTAACTTACCAATAGATTATAATAATAGAGACGCAATTAAAGCAGAATTAGATATCTATATTCCATCATTAAAATTAGCATTCGAAATTAATGGTATTTTTCATTATGAACCAATATTTGGTGTTGATAAATTAACAAAAACACAAAATAACGATAAACGTAAAATACAAGCTTGTATAGAGAATAAAATATCTTTTTGTATTATTGATACTAGCGACTTTAAATATTTTAAACCAGATAGAGCTAAAAAATATTTAGAGATTATTACAAATATTATTAATGATAACTTATGAAAAGTTATCATTAATATATTCACCACCACTAAAATCATCAGTATCGTTAAGTGCGTCACCAATAACTGCACCTAATATATCTCCACCCAATAAAGAACCTTCAACAGTTGAGTTAGTTAAATAACCCAATACCAAAGATTCAATAAATGAATCATCACGAGTTGGGTGATAATATTTATAGTGTTCATAAGCTTCTTCTCTACTCATGTTTTGTTTTATAGATTTTTGCTCTCTTATTTCACCCAATTTATGAATAACATCTTTACGTTTATCAGTTTTAGACGTGATTTTTAATGGTGGTTCTGAACCAGCATCTGTTTTAGTATTTTCTCGATAATTAAAATATTCTTCCATATACTCACCACCAACACTTGTTTTATAAAGACCATTTTCATCTTTCTCATTTATCTCATTCAATGTTGATGAAAAATCTTGAATTCTTTTTAGATATTGTCGTTTACCCAAATCACCGTGCCAAATATGATACAAATCACCTTTAACGTATCCTATTTTACCTTGCACTAAAGCGTAAAATTTAGTTGACCATTCATTGATTTCTTTAATGTTTTCAGTAAAAGCTTTTGTTATACAAGAGTGACCAATATGACCAGCTGCTGCGTGACACATCACATGGTCTGCACCACCGATAAGTGCTTTGTCGTATAAAGGCATCGTATCTAGTATTTCACGTCTAGCACCCCAAGCAAATCCAACGTGACCATGTTTATCATAGTTTACATCACAAGATAAATCAGCTGATTCATTATGATTTGCACAGAAGCTTCTCCACATCTTAGGGTGTCTTAACTTAGGGTCACGAGAAGATATTCTATAACTATCAAGGTTAAATGATGGGTCTGTTTCATCTTGGTCCAAGTGAACACAGTATTCAAATGGTTGCATGATGTTGTTTGTTTGCAATGACTCAACACTTTCGACCAACCAATTTTTATTGGTGAAGATTACATCAGTATCCAACCAAAATACATATTTGAACTTCTTTGGTAACTCAGATACAATCTTATTCAATAAAGACTCTTTGTGCCATAACAAACTTGGAGTATGAATCCTAGTTATGAACTCAGTTTCTGGTAACTCTGCTTGAGTATCACCAATTACACATTCAACGATTCTATGGTTCAAATGCTTGATTGAGTCATAAAACTTGTTAAAGGCTATTAATCTGTAAGGATTACCTTGTGGATTAAAATAACAAGCTATGATTACAGCTTCTGAATGTGTTTTGTATTTGTTACCATACAAAAATATATTCTTTAAAGTATCAGAAATTTTCATTTTATTTAATTAAAAGTTTTTATAAATATCAAACGATTTACCATCTGTGTCACCACCAAAGTTGTCTAATTCTTCACCATCATAAAGAACACTAGATATAATTTCACCAAAGTAAAAATCATCATCAACTTCAATATCTGATATAACTATTTTTAACTTGGTTAAATCAAACTCACCTTCTAACTCAACATACCCTAAGAAAAAGGTACCTTTTTCACTAGTGTAACAAACCAACAAGTCTTGTGTTGCATCGATTTCTGGACTATCAGTTTCAAACAATTCGAAATCATCTGTATCATGCTTATACTTAGATTCATCATTGATTTCATACAACTCGTTACCTTGTTCATCTTCGATAGTAACCGTAAAAGGAGTTGTTGCACCAAAACCATGGAATTGGTCATCAATTTCACTCCAACTACCACTAACTTCTTCTAAGTCTTCGTTAACAATTTCATAGATATCTTTCTCTGTATTTGAAAGGATTTCTTTTTCTTCTTCTGTTACTGACCCTATGGTTAACTCCGAACCATAGCCAGATATTCTTACTGAATATTTCATATAATAATGTTTATTTTTTACAAATGTATGAATAATATTTCGATATTGCAAGTTTTAAATTACTTTTTTAACAATAACTTTTATTCTACCCAATTTATGGTCAGATATTTTATTAAACGATTCTTTAGATAAATCAATGTGATTGTAACCACAACCATTTCTATCTGTAATTTCTACAGTATCAATCTTGTTGTTTGTAACGTTTTTAACAATCAATTTAGTACCTTTATTATAATGATTAAATGCCGCTGTTGAATGTTCTCTACGGACTTTAGGGTGTAGTTTTGTATCATACCATGTAGCTGTGCAATTATGTTCTTTAGATTCAGAAATGAAAGTTAAAGAACTCAAACCAACCAATAAAATTAATAAAATTATTTTTTTCATATTACAAATATACGCTATTTTTTTAAAAAATCAAATATTACCAAGAATTTTTCATGTAACTCTCAGACACTTCAACTATTTTTTCAGCATACCAATCCTCATAACGCTGTTTTATATAAATTTTACTATACTCTTTTTCATCTTTAAAATGATTTAATAATTTTTCTGTAGTCAAAACACCTTGACCAATCCAAATAACAACCCAATCAGTTGGTCCCATTCTGATAACAAATTCCTTAAATAATGGCATTAGCTTATCACCAAGAACATTTATATGGTACCAATCTTTTAAAAATTTAATAATATTATGTCTATGTAATTCAGTTTCTTTTTCTAAATCATCTGAATAACTTTCTATAATATCTTCATAGTTTGTTTTTTTATTTAATGTATCAGCATATTTGTTTAGTTTAATAAACAAGTAATCAGAATATTCTTTATTAAACATATCTTCAATTATTCTACTAAAATAAGATAAATCATCATCAAAATCATTTTTAATATTATGATATAATTGATAACTACCCAATGACATATCAATTATATTAAAATATTCACGTAGCTTTGGTTTTAAATATTTTGATTCATAGTGTGTGTTGAATTGAGTAATTAAAAACATTTTATTAGTAGTGTTTGAAAACTTATCTAAAAATTTAGTTCGGTTAATTTCACTACCTAAATTACCATCATACTTAGTTAAAAAATAATTCATATCTTTTCCAATAATCTTAGATTCTGAAACAAACCAACGATGTAATACATTTAAACTACTCTCACCAGTATCTGTTTCAAAATCACCAATTATATCAATAAAATGCTTATTAAAAGATTGAATTGATTCAATCTGATTCTTTTCTTTTTTTTTGTTGTAAGTATAAACCTTTTTATTTTCTTTATCAACTACAACATAATCAATACTTCCAATGGAAACTTCATAATTTTTTGTTATAAAATCAATTATAATCTTTTCATCACTCATATCACAATCTTAATAACGTTAAGTTAATATTTTTCTTTTCAATATCAACTGATTTAACAACAACAATAACTTCATCACCTAAACGGATAATATCGCCAGTATTATAACCCTTAACTCGATAGTTTTCTGTATCAGCAATATAAGTATCACCACCAATTTCTGTTAGACGTACCAATCCATCACACCCATTTTCTTCAATAGTAACAAATAACCCATAGTCAGTAACGCTAGTAACCATACCCTTATATACTTTACCTACGTTATCAGACATATAAATACATTGCATGTATTTGATACTATCTCTCTCAGCTTTTTGTGCTTTTTTCTCTCTTTCAGATAAGTGACCACACTTAGCATCTAACTTAGCAACATTTGGTAATGACTTAGAGGTACCATCCAAGTACATACCCAATAACCTATGAACAATAACATCTGGATAACGTCTAATTGGGCTAGTAAAATGAGCATAGTTCTTGAACCCTAAACCATAGTGACCTATATTCTTAGTCATATAGTTAGCTTTTTGCATTGTACGTACAACCAAGTTGCTAATCATTTCTTCTTCAGCAGTACCTCTAACATCCAACAATAACTTGTTAAGTGTTTTGGTAGTTTCTTCTGGTGTATTAATCTTGATGTCGTAACCAAATTGAATCAAGAAGTCTTTAAGTTGTTCTAACTTTTCTTCGTTTGGTTTCTCGTGTGCACGATTTACCATTGGATACTGACGACTGTTCACGTATTGAGCAACGTGTCTGTTAGCCAACAACATGTATTCCTCAATAAGCTTGTTAGAATCCTTGCCAACCTTGAATATGATATCAACTGGTTTGTTGTTTTCATCCAATTTAAACTTAACTTCATGCTTGTCAAAAGATATAGAACCTTTTTGTAAGCGAGTCTTACGCATTTTCTTCGCTAGCTTATCTAAGTTCAATATAGCTTTCTCTAAATTCTTATTCATAACAGTAAATGTACTAGTTGACTGAAAAGGTATATCTAAAGTACCACCCTCAATTACGGCTTGAGCTTCTTCGTATGTGAATCGTCTATCAGAGTTGATAACCGTTCTACCAAACCACTCTTCCAATACACGCCCATTATGGTCGATTTTAAAGACTGCTGAGAAGCAAAGCTTATCTTCGTTAGGTCTTAGTGAACAAAGTCCGTTAGACAAGTTCTCTGGAAGCATAGGGACACATCTATCTACAAGATAAACACTCGTTCCCCTACCATAAGCTTCTCTATCCAATTCTGTTTCTGGTCGTAAGTAATGTGATACGTCAGCAATGTGAACACCAACGAATAACTCACCGTTTACCCATTCAACACTCAGAGCATCATCAAAGTCTTTTGCATCATGTGGGTCAATCGTGAATGTAAGCACATCACGCATATCTCTACGTTTTTCTATCTCTGCTTCAGAGATTACAGTTGATATTGCATCAGCCTCAGCGATTACATCTTCTGGGAAATCATATGGCAATCCATATTCCTCAAGGATACTGTGTATCTCTGTTTCGTGTTCACCAGCATAACCAATAACTCTAACTATCTTACCGTTAGGGTTCTTAGCATCATCTTTCCAATCAGTTAATTGTGCAACAACCTTTTGACCATCCAACGCACCATTAATATTATTTAATGGAATAAAAAAGTCAATTGATATCTTATTGCTATCTGGTACAAAGAATGCGTATTTTGGACTTATTTGAATAGTTCCAACAAATTCTGTCCTAAATCTTTCAACAATCTCAACCACCTCACCTTCAATGCTTCGACCATTGCCTTGAATGACACGAACCTTAACTGTATCTAGGTGTAGTGATTTGTTTGTGTTATTTTTACTTAAGTAAATGTCTTTTGGTAAGTCCGTGCTAACCAAGTATGCAGAACCACTAGCATTCATGCTAATTTTACCTTCTAATATATCGTTTATTTTAATCATAATTATTTTTTTTCTTCAACAAACTGTTCTAAGTATTGTTTGTATGTTTGTTCGTTTGTTATTTTACCAAACATCCCTCGTGTTTGATTTACATATCTATCCCTATTTGATTTAATGTTTAATTGTTGTGTTATTTCTCTGGATAGGTATTCATTTGTTAATGTTTTAAAGATATGACAAGCATATCTATCAGCAGTCATTTCTTCTTGGATAATATGGTCTGAAAAAGACTCAAAATTAGTATTGGACATCATATTGATAACATGTTCTTTACCCATCTTTTCAATTCGTTTGAAATGACCAGTTTCATGCAGTATGACATAAGCAATCATTTTATTGTTGAATGTGTGTTTTAGTTTACTGATATCCAAAAATACACAATAAAAAGTTGCAATACCTAAAGGTCCTTTTAAAGTCCTATCTCGGTATTCAATCCCACTTTTTTCCATGAAATCTAAGATTGGGTTTAAATCAAAACCATCTTTAGATTTACTTAATTTTTTTCTTATTGTCTTATCCATATTACAAATATACTAAAATTATTTAATAAAAACAAATTTTAAATAAAAAAACCCACAATAATGTGGGTTTAATTTTAGTGTCGGTTAGCTGGCACCAAGTTTATACTGAATTCTTTCAACCTACCATTTAAACACTGAGCTTTACCCCATTGTTCAAATGTTGGTATATGCTCCATACGGTCATCCCACATTTCTAATTCAACAACATTAGGATATTTATCCAATAGTGTCTCCATTGTTCGCATCTTTTCAATATCAGTGTTTCCACCTCTATTGTAACAATATTCATCGAACTCAAATCCTTTTGAATCAAGAATTTTTTTAACGTAATCTTTCAATTTAATCATACGACCAGTTAACATTACCATAATAGTATCTGGGTTAGCTTTTTCACGATTGTAATCGATTTCAACATCATCAACTGTTGGCATATCAAATATGTCCATATCTAATGATTCATGTCTACCCCACCATCCTTCATATGGCCATGCTTTGCCAGTTTTTTTGTTATACGTGATTCTACCCATATCTGGTAATGGTGTTTCAACCAAAGTACCATCAAAGTCAAAAATTTTCAATTTTGTTTTTGTCATATCTTTATCCATTTTAAAACTCTTTTAATTATATTTTCTTTTGCTTCATTCTCTAGTAAAGCACCATATATTCTTTTTGTTGCTGAACCAATAAGAATTTTAGTTATTGGTCCATGCACATTTATCGTCTGTTTTAGAGCTCCGTTTATCTTTTTGGTCTCTAATGTTTTTAATCTTTTTAATTTCTCAATAGTTTCAAGGTTATCCTTTTCATATTGGTCAACGTAGTTTAATATTACATCAATATTCACTTCATTTTTAGATAATTCAGTATTTATTTTATCATGTAATTTACCTCGTCTGGTTTTTAATATGTTAAATTCCATTCTTTTTGTTTTACAAATATACTAAAAATATTTTAATTTCATAGTATTATTTTATTTTTTTTATTCTCGACTAGAAATTCCAATAAGATTACTCCATTTTTGTATTGCTTTATAAACACCATTTTCGTTATCTCTATCATTTAAAGTCATTTCAATATTTGTTGTTGTATTATAATGTTCAGCCACTTGTAATACATTTTGTCTATAGGTTTCTTCATCGTATGCTCTAACATTTCTATTAATTGGACTTCTTCTACCAGTAGTTGCACTCATAGTCTCATCAATAGGGTCAACACCATATTGATAATCAAGATACATCAATTCACCTATTGGTGCTGACATTGGTTGAACGGAAACCAAATCCAAACCAAGAAGGGTTGTAGCAACATGTTGTGCAACTGGAAATAAAGAATCGATATATTCCCAATACCTATCTAAGTTGACATCTTCTTTTAACGTTTTAGCCCATGAAAATATAATTGGTTTTAATTCTTCTTCAGTTAAAAAGAATATTGTCTTAAATTCTGATAATAATATATTAGGTGATTCAAAAGACCTAAATTTTGAGACATCATTAATTTTATATAAAGCATCACCATCAAACTTAAATACACTGTATTTGGTTACACTAGTTAATTCTAAAACGTATGTTTGAGATAAGTAATTGTGTATGAATTTTTCCATACACAATCATACTTATTTCTGTTGAATATGTAAACCTTATTTCTTAGGTTTTGGTTTGATAAAACCAATTAATTTTTTACCTTCCATACTAGGTAAACCTTCAGCAACACCATGTTCTTCAACAGCAATAATTAGTTTAAGCATAAGTGCCTTACCTTTATCTATAAAAGTCATTTCACGACCCTTGAATTGGAGAGTAATCTTAACCTTATGACCTTTTTCTAAGAATTCAATAATATGTTTAGCACGATACGTTAAATCATTCTCAGCAGTATTTGGACCTAACTTGATTTCTTTTATCTCTGGTGCTTTATTTTTAGCTTTTTTAGCTTTATTTTGCTCATAGATAAATTTCTCATAATTAAGAATTCTACATACTGGTGGTGATGTTGATGCGTTTATCAAAACCAAATCCATTTCTTGTTCTTCAGCAATTTTTAATGCTTCTGATAATTTAATAATCCCTTGTTCTTGTAATCTAACTTCTATTGCTCGAATTTCTTCGTTTAATAAGTGTTCTCGTTTCTTTTTAGCCATTTATTTATTTATAATGTAAAGTTCATCAATGTCAGCATTTTGAAAAGTACTGATTAATTCTTCTAATGTTTCAACTTGTTTTATACCATATTTTTCACAAACAATATCAATATTACCTTTTCTGAAATAACCTTCTGGACAACATACTATCATTTTCTTGCTATGTGCAAAAACACCTAACTCTAATAATGATATTGGGCTAACAGTATTTGGGTCAAAATACATAAGTATTATATCCGCTTGTTCCAAAGCATTTAATTCCCATTCAACTTGTTCTCTGAAATTTTCGTTTTCTTTAACTTGTTCCCAAGATGAATCCCAATCATTTCTTCTAGGGTTAAAATATATATATGGCATTTTAGATGTTGCTTCGATTATCATTCTTTGAAAATCAATAGCCTTACCCATTTCAATACTACCAGCTAAGAATATAGATATATATCCATCTTTCTTAAGCAACTCATTTGGTGCTTGTATTTCGATTGCTTTACTCATCAGTTTAAATTTATATCAAAATGATTATCATTATCTTCTTCGGAATTGGTTATTGTTATACTTTCAATCACACCACCCAATTCATCCAATACAGTTACTTCCAACCTCCCAGTTAAATCATCATATTCTATTTCTATTATGTATTCACCTAAGTCAATTATTTTATTGAATTTCATATTAGTATTACAGTCAAAACACCCCAATTCATAAAACCTTCAGTGCACACAAAACCATAGTCATAAACACAGTCATACACAATTCCTTTCATTCTTTTTGAGTTTCCAGTTACAATCTCTACACTTGGTGTGTTTCGTTGAATGGCTTCCCATAGAAATGAATCGACCTTGTTTGACACTTCTACGTGTCTAATACCATGTAAATCTAGTTTCATCTTATTATATCAATTATTTTACCGATACACGCAACTTGTGTATCGTGAAGTAATTCTTTAGCTTCTTTAAGTGTTACCCATTTATAACCATCCATTTCTGGAAAACCACCACGTTCAATTGGTACATCTGAGTTACACTTAATTATGACACTATCCCAATCAATATTAGATGTTTGTAATTCTAAAAATAAGAAAGGGTGTAAATCCTTTTTCTTATGACCATAATTAACAATATCAAACTCATAAATTTTAAAATTGTCGTTAACATTTAATGTTTCATCATTTAAATTAACATTTGTTTCTTCATAAGTTTCACGGATAGCAGCTTCCATTGCATCCTCACCTTCTTCTATCTTACCTTTTGGTATACTCCATACATTAGGTGCGTGATTTGTTGGATGACAAATCAATACATTGAAGTCTTTTCTCATCAAAAATATACCAGCCGCATGTACTTTATTACCCATAATTAAAATATTTGTGTCCCTAATAAATAGTTTGAAAAATCCAATTCGCCATTAATTCCTTCACCAATAATTATCATTGCTTGAGATTCAACACCCATCATCTTAGATGGTACTAAATTAACAACAAATGGTAAATGTAAATCAATAAAAAATTCTGGTTCATGCTTATCACCCAAATTTGTAACAACAGTTTTAATATTATCAGTTGTTTGAGGACCAAAAGAAACTGATAACTTTAATAGTTTATTACTTTTAGGTATACGTTCAGAAGCGACTACACAACCTATACGTATTTCTAATTTAGATTCAATATCTAAAAATTCATCATATGTTATTTTTTCTTTATTCATAATTTATCTAATATATTTTGATAAGCAGATAAATAAGTTTCAAATTCTATCATATCACTCGAATTGTGGGAACCTTCACCCATATCAACCAATTCTTGGTAATACTTAATTTGTTCTTCTAAATATGCTTTAATTTCTTCCATTATTTAATTAATTTCATTTCAATTAATAATTCCTCTACCTTTTTCCAATCAACAAATGGTCTATCATGATATGCAACATTAATAATCAAAGGACAACCCAAAGCAGCATCATCAATATAAATATTACCATAAGCCTTTGGACTTTTGGTCCAAGTTGATTGTGTTGGATTTGTGTTGATACCAAACAATGGTATCCCTTGTTCACTAAACCAAGCAACTGCTTCATCCAATTGTTTACCACTTCTCATTGTAAAAAGAATTAACCGATGTCCAGCATCGGTTAATCTCTTTAAGATAGGTTCTGAACCTACCTCTTTGCCAATGTATGGGTATGAATGTGTAACACACGTACCATCAAAATCAATCACCAAATATAATTTTTCATTCATAATACAAATGTACTATTTTTTCTTGAAGAAACCAAATAAACCACCTTTAATTCTTTCTATTTCTTTTTTCAAATCTTCATTCTCAATAACTAACTTAGCGTTATCTTCGATAGTTAAATCATAATCAGTTTTTAAAATACTTAACTTAACATCACGTTCATTTACTTTTTCGATTAATTCATGATTAATAACATCTTTATGAATCAACTCATCGATTTTATATTGAAGATTCTTATTTAAAGCATTAGACCTTTCTAAGTTTAATGTGATTTCTGAAACCTTAGCTTCATTTTTAGATAATTCTTCTTTTTTAGAAGTTAATCTATCATCACTAATCTTTAATTCATTAACCAAAAACTCTTTAGTCTCTTTTAATTCATTGTTCTCATTAACAATTTGTTTGATTGAATCACCAATCGTATATAATTGCTCTTGAATGTTAGTAGCAATTGGTGTGTTAATGTTTACCGTTTCTTCTTCATTTTCAGTTTCATTATTGTTAACAACCATTTCTGGTTCATTAACTTCTGAAAATAAATCACCTTGAATATCGTTGAATTTTTTTGTCTCAATAATACAATTTGAATCCAATTCAATCACTCTAGCAATTCTACCTAATGAGAATTGATTCAGTGTCTCACCTAAATTCATAGCTTTAGATAATGTTGCTTGAGAAACTTCCAAATCATATTCTTTTGAAATCTCCCAGAACCTTGTTTGTGTAATATTATTCACACTGATGTAAGTTCTAAGTGCTTTACAAACCACATTTATATCATATATATCAATTGATATATCAGATATTTTTCGACTAATAGCACCTTTTGTTCTTGTTGGAATCATTTGATGTGTGAAATCTAATGGATGCATGAAATACTTATACAAAGAATTTAACTCTGTTTTATTCCAACTTTTTTTGTTTGTTTTTAATTGTTTCATTTTATTTATATTTATTTGTTTACATTATTTAAAAGTGGTGAATTCACCATTCAAGAAGTTTATGTGTTGTGCTTTACCATTGTTATGGATAATTACATGTGATTGTAACCAAGAACTTGGTCCTATATTGTAACCTACACGTAACTTTGTAGATGTACCTACTGCCAACCCACCATCCTTACGACCTGGTGAATGGTAATGACCAACAACACATTTGGTATTTAATTTCCTAAATTGTAACAATGAACCACGACTACCATTAGCACCCACATCACCATGTTGACCTAATTCCCAACCTAAAATTTTGAATGAAGTACTTCTATCAAGTGTTGTCATTTTAGGGAATTTCTGTTCAATCAAATAAGGTATAATACCTTTAGGTGCATCACCTTTTAAAATAGTGTGAGCATATTCAACATATTCCAACGCATTCTTGATATTCTTTTTCCAATCACTGTTGATAAGCCATCTATCGATAAAATCATCATGGTTACTTCGAACAATAGTTACATTGTATAATTTAACTTTTTCTAACCATTCCAACATATTATCAACTTCACGTTTAACTGAGTTTGTCCCATCTTGTTCTCTACGATACAATTGAAATGCATCTTTTGATTCATGGTGACTAATAGAGTGACCATCAAAAACATCATGTAAAACAAGGTGTGATGGTTTAAGTTTTTTAAGTAAAACATTTAATGTAGCATCAATAACTTCATCATCATGATGACCTAAGTGTAAATCACCCAACACAGCAGCAGCTATAGTGTCAATTTTTTTAACAATACCATTAGATACATTAAAATATAAATCACTAAAACTACCATTTTCATCATCAGCTGTTACTTGTCTAGTGAAAAAAACTTCATCATTTTTAATTTCAACAATAACAAAACCAAATGTATGGTGAAAATCACCAACCTTACCAGCTTTAGAATCAACATAATTCTTAAGTGTTAAAGCACCAGTTGTTAACATCATCTTAGGAACTTCACCATCTAATACTGGTATCATTTCCATTTGAACTTTTGGTGCACCAAATATACATGAATTAACTTCACTCAAAGCATTCATCCCAGTCATTGGGTTAACAGCTGTTGGTTGTATTTTAACATCACCCATGATACTTAAATACTTATGTATATTATGTCTATTAGCATCAGCATATGGTAAAACATCATTAACCCAAAATTCTTCCTCCGCATTATACATAATACTAGTTGGATTCTTGTATCTACCTAGGATAACATGAATATCAGCTTTGATGTGTTTAGCATATGCTTCAATGTTATTTAAAAAACCCTTATGAACATCTGTGTTATTTTGAGCCCATGTAACAATAAAGTATTTAGACTTATCATTAAATTTTCTCTCTTGTGCCGCAGAATATTGTTCAGTAATTGGTTGATTTGATTCAGTTAAACCCAATTGTTTAACCCAATTTCTAACACTACGCTCACCCTTACCAATAAACTTACCCAATTGAGCCATTTTATCTTCCCATCTTATGTTTTTATCTTGATAGATTTTGGTGATTTTAGCAATTTCTTTTTCTGTTAATTCTTTAAATTTCATATATATAGTTATTTTTTACAAATGTACTACTTTATTTTTTGGGGTTCAACTAATATTAAAAATTATTTGGAATTAAATCGTACAAATATTCTCTATCCTCAGTGAATATTGGTGTGTTGATGTCAACAACCCATTTAGTACGAGTAACTAACTCATTAAATGCTTTTTCAAATACAGTAGTTTCTTTTTTAATAACACTACCACGCTTGTATTTAGGCAAATAATCATTCCAATTAATACCCTTCTGAAAAAGCATCTCTTGTTTATCACTACCAGACTTCTTCTCAAGTTCTTTGTGTGAATATACAGCACTAGCTGCCATGCTTATACTATTACGAGTACAATCTTGTTGTCTCCATAAGATAGCATTGAACATCTCATCAATGTTAGGAACTTGAAATACACGTGCATCAAAACATGCTAAAGTCATATCCATCAAATCACCAATATCTAAATAACCATTCGCACCTCTAGACTTTCTAGCTAATCGCAATTGATTGAACTTAGACGTTGCTAATGATGCAGCTATACTGGTCATCTTCTGTACGTTATAATCAAACCATGCATCTGTTTCTATGTTATCGAAATCACATAGAACAACAGAAATTTCATCTGATTGTGTATACGCAAACTTAGCACCTTGTATGTTCTCACACAAGTACAATGCTGTTGCATCCATATCTTGACTAAACCCATCATCAAATGGTTTGTTTAGATTTTTGGTAAATTTAGAAAATCCTTTACCATCAAGTCTAATGATTGTTATGGTTTTACGATTTAAAAATACCTTGGTTCTGTCTTCGTAATAGGTTTTAATCCTATCACCCAGACTCATTTTCTTTCCCATAAAATTTATTGTTTAAAATTACCAACTATCGATATCTGTTAAGTCTAATTGAGTACCATCAGCACACTTAACAACTTCTACAGTACCCAATCCAGTTGGTGTGAAACAGAATGTATATGCACCACCAATAGCACCAACATTAACTTCACCTTTTGTCTTGTTCTTTTCAATACGCCATGTATCGAATTTTTTCATTTGCTCTGCTGTTAGAGTAAATGTTCGGTCTTGATAGACCTTTTCTTTTTTATCACTCATTTTTATCTATTGTTATAAATAATATAAAAACCAACCATCCCCAACCATCTAACCCATTAGAGGCCAAGTATACAATACCACCAACTAGTGCTATTTGTAACATTCTTAATGATGAAATCATAATTCTAATTTTTTACTAGTTTTTAATGCATCGTAGCTTAATCCTAAGTTATTCGCAGCTATTGCCATACCAATTTGTTCAGCAACACTGAATACTACAATCTTATCCATAACCATAGATTCTAATGAATCACTAATGATTAATTCTGTTAACATAGAATCGTCAATTCTATTATATGCTGGACCAGATAAAACACCATGACTAATGATTGCTCTAACACTTCTGGCACCATTTTCGATAAGTACTTCAGCTGCTTTACATAAAGTTCCAGCTGTATCAACCATATCATCTAAAATGATAATATCTTTCCCAACTACATCACCAATGATTACCATTTCATCAATTACATTAGCTTCTTTTCTTGTTTTATCCAACATAACATAGTTAAGGTTGGTATTATACTTCTTAGCTAATTGGTCTTTCATACGCTTTACACGTTTACCACTACCAGCATCTGGACCACATAATGTAATGTTTAAATTACCATTTGAAGTTAAAAAGTAGATATAATCATCAAAAACATTTTTACCCTCAATATGTGTCACTGGAATATTAAAAAACCCTTGGATTTGGTCTGCATGTAAATCATAAGTAATAATACTAGTCGCACCACGTTGTTCAATCATTTCAGCCATAACCTTAGCACCAATTGGTCCACGTGATTGGTCTTTCTTATCTTGGCGTGCATATGGAAAATAAGGTAAAACCACAATTATCTCCTTAGCAGCACCACGCTTTGCGGCATCTATTGCTAAATTTAATTTTATAATCTCATCAGACGTATTAGGACTTGATAAGATGTACACTCGTTTACCACGTACAGAATCAGTGAAATCAACACATAATTCACCATCAGAGAATTTTTGATTTCTTAGAAAACCAATTTCTGTGTCTTCAGTTAAATTTTTATTCCAAGAATTAGCAGCAGTAACTATTTTGTTTGCAATGTGTTCTCGACCATCAAGGGAGAATAATAATGAATCTATCATAATAATAAGTTTTTACAAAGATAAATAAAATAAATGGATTTTCAAAATTATTTAAGTAAATAATCTTTAACTTTATCAGAACCATACTTTGAAAGTGTACGGATGCCAGAACTTGATATGTGTTCAAATTCTTTATCACAGAAAATACTAACCATTTGAATGTTAGGCATAAGGTCTTGGAAATAACGATATTGGTTCATCTCATATTGTAAATCAACACTATTTCTAAGACCTCTGATAAGTGTAACGCTTTCATAGTGTGGAGTAGCCTCAATAAGTAAATCAGTTAGTAAGCCACTATATTCCATGATAGTTCTATCTTGTATTATTTTTATAGAACCTAAATCAAATTCACTTTGTGGTTTTTCTGGGTTTATTCCACGAGCAATTATAACCTTATCGAATATCTTCTCAGCTTTTTGTAGTATATTGTAATGACCACGATGAAATGGGTTAAAACTTCCAGCATATATTCCTAACTTCATCTGTTTTTTTGTTTAATATTATAACCAATAAATATAAATAAAGCTATCATTGCAGCTATACTACAATATTTAAGCAATATGAAAAATAAACCCAAAGCAATAAGAACTGCTTTAAGTATTAATATCCCTAACAATACAGCTAGGAATATTAAAATATACTTAATAAGATTCATTAGTTAGAAGTTATAGTTCGCCAATTTCTATTGTGATATTGAGTAGCATAAGTACCCAATTCAAAATTACCATTATACATGATAACATCCAACACCAAAGGTAATTCACCATACAATACATCCCATTCAGCTTTCTGTTCATCAGAATACACTTTTGACTCTTCAGTATTAAATGGGTCAAAGTCTTCTGGCATACCATTAAGTATTAAATCAATTGCCTCATACAAAGTATTCTCACCAAATGGTGCTGGGTCTTCTTCTTCATTTTCAGTTCCAACGATAAAACCTTTACCGTTGACACTCCATTTTAAGTGTTTCAACAACTTAATATGGTTTTCTGTTATTTTAATTCTTAATACACTCATTTAATCAAAAATTAAAATGGTAAACCATCATCATCATCATTATCATCATCATGTGTGATAGGTGTTTTAGAAACTGTTTTAGCGGCTGATTTAGCTTCTTTTTGTTGTTTATCAGCAAACTTTTTTTCTTCATTAAAAGTAACAATAGCAATACCTTTATTAGTATTAAAATATTTACCTTGATATTCATTACCTTTTAATTGAAAAGCAATCCTAACTTTTTCACCTTCAGCAATTTCATCTAACTTATTGATTCCGTTCTCATCAGTGAACTCAAACTTAATGTGTTGAGGATACGTTTCATCTGTTGATACGACAACTTCTCTCTTCTTGAAATTGTTTTTAAACTCTTGGGTGTCAAAAATCACTTTAACTACACCATCAAATACATAATGTTCCATAATTCTATTTTTTATTTTGTTATTAATACTTACTAAAATGGATAGCTTGACCTACTTGGTACTTACCTAAACTATCCGTGAACTCAAACTTTAAATTTTCATCGCTATTATTAAAGTCACTTGAGAACCCATTTGGGTCGACAACTTCAACTTCATAAATAACATTTTTATCCATACCCTTCTCTTTACTTATGCTTTTAACAATAAACATTGTTGCCGAATCCCAATACTCTGGAATACTAGATGTATGTTCAGTACATGATACAAATGTACTAATAATAATTAATATAAACAATAATTTTCTCATTTTTTTTTTTATTTTGTTAATAATTCATTTACTATTTCAGTAACACCTTCAACCGCATTCTTTGTAACATACTCAACCTTAAGTCCGTAGTTATCTAAATAATGCTCTGGTGATGGGTCAATATATATGATTCTACATGGATTACTAGCATCAGATACTGTTTGTCTAACATTATTAAGCATGTCCAATGTATAACTTATTTGTAAACTAGTACCAATAATCAATAAGATATCAGCATTATATACAGCATCATAACCTTCGTCAACTCTATAAGGCATTTCCCCAAACCAAACTATGTCTGGTCTTAATTGAGAATCAGTTTCTGGACACTTAACACCCAACTCGATGTCATTATAACCAACGTTATACTTATGTTTTTTCGATAAGCTATCACATGCTGAAGTCAACTCACCATGTAAATGAATCACATTATTACAACCACCTCTTTCTAACAAGTCAGATACGTTTTGAGTCAAATGAATTACATCATAATCTTCCTCTAACTTAGCCAAAGATATGTGAGCACCGTTTGGTTCAACTTCTGGCATCTGTTTTCTACGCTCGTTATAGAAATCTAACACATTCTCACGTGATTTCTTCCATCCAGAAGGTGTTGCAACATCTTCTACCTTATAATTGTTCCATAATCCATCTTTACAATCACGGAATGTCAACACACCAGACTCTCTGTCTAACCCAGCTCCACTAAATACTACTACTTTCTTCTTCATTATTCATTCATTTTTTTACGTCCAGACACAATTAGTTTTAATATCATGAAAAACCCACCAACAAAACCAAAATTATACCATCCTCCATTGTTATTAACAGCATATACAGCAACATCGTCCCATATTAGACTACCAATAAATGACGGAACCATAATCATACCATGCCATGTTCCACTCCAGAACCCATAAGTGGATTCACCTTGAGGTACGCATTGTTCAACATGCGTTACGTCTGCACAACTAGTTAGTGCAAACAAAGCGATTACTATTGTTAGGATAATCAACCCTATGTTTCTTTTTTTCTTCATAACATTTCTTTTATTTGTTTTAATTTTTCATCAACAAGTTTATTAACTTCATCCTCAACAACACGACCAAGTATCTTTTGGATAATCTTTTCAGTCAATGCATCTATTTTTTCATTAATATGCAGTAACATTCTTTCTTCAAATTCTTCTAATCTAGCACTAACATTAGAAACAACCTTAAATTTTAAATTTACAATTTCATCATCAGCAAATAAATCTAATTCATCAACAACATACTCTTTGATAACTTTTTTAACTTCGTTTGGTTTAATTACAACCAAATCACCATGTTTGTTTTCAAAGCTTAGAACATCTTCATCAACATGCAAATCTGATAGCTTTTTCCTATCTGCGTTCCAATCTTGTAGATTAATTAACTTACCCATGTTTTATTAATAATTCATAAACCTCACCCCAATCTTTATCACCATCAAAACCAGCTTTATCTTCAAACAATACATTCATATAAGGTTTTTTATCATAACAACCATAACCTTCAAGATTTGTTGGTATCTCTGGGTTTTCATTAATATAATCAAAATGAATACCATTATCCTTGAAATACTCTATGTATTGTTCAATCTCATGTGGGTGTGAACATGTGTAAAGTATCATAACAACATCTTTCATTCCACTAATAAACTGAAGTGTTGTTTTAGCAAATGGATAAAACTCTTTTGGTATGTTACCATACTCATAATTGGGTTTTAAAATAGTTCCATGGATATCAAATACCCAATATGTTTTATCCCAATTTCTTTTAATCATATGTTCATAATGATTAATTTCAATAGACCTTAATATACTCATAATTTTTAAATTAACTTTATTTCAACATTAGCTTCATTCAACATATCAATAGCTGCTTGGAAATGACTTCCCCACTTGTCATGCTCTAAATCTGGTGTTGGTGCAACAACTTTTTTAATCCCACTCTGAATAATACCTCTAGCACAATCAGCACAACAAAACAAAGTAACATACAACGTACAACCCTTAAGGCTGACACCATGTCTTGCAGCATGATATAACGCATTTCTTTCAGCGTGTTCTGTATAAAGATACTTCATTGGTTTTTCATACCTTTCAGTTACTGTATCATCACATCCTCTAGGGAAACCATTGTAACCCATAGATAACACAATGTTATCAGTATCAACAATTACGGCACCTACTTTGGTATTGGTGTCTTTACTCCAACTTGCAACCAAGTTAGATAACTCAACAAACTTGCTATCCCAACTACACATTTAACTTTTCGATTATTGTTTCACGTATTCCTTTACGTTTTATACCATCTTGATGGTTAGGACAAAGAACAAAGTTTGGGTGTAGAAATTCATCCATGTTCAAATCATCAACTGCAACCCATTTGACATCATTCTTCCACGCATGCAACTGTAACCAAGCTTTTATTTCATCTGCCCGACCACCTTCAAGATTCATACCAGTGTATGTTTTCATAGATGGCGTAAACCCAATTGGCCCTTTTAACACACAGTTATGTGCGAATATCTCACGCATTTCTTGTAGTGTATATTGAGTTCTCCAATCAGATGATAAGATTATCTCTGCACCAGTTTCTTGTAGAATGAAGTTGAACGCAGCAACGCATTTAACATCAAACATGTAAGAACCCCATTTGTTTTTAGTGCCAACTCCGTATGTAGAATTGGTTGCCAAAACTCCGTCTATGTCTAAAAATATGTATTTCATATTACAAAGATACTAAATTTATTTTAAATAATCAACCTCTTAATGGATTAAATTTTACTATAGTAACATCTTCACCTTCTAACTCTTCAATAATGATTGATTCGATAATATCCCAATTACCACCAGCTAAACCAGAACCCAACATAGGCAACCCAATACGCTTACCAGTAAACTTTTCTTTAAGAACTTTAAAACCACTTCTAAGTGCATCATAATCCAAATCCATCTTACCTTGACTTCTACCCCAATAACCAAATTGTCCATAGATATTAACAACGATTGGTGTAGTATTAACCGTATGGCTTATATTACCAAATTTAAGTGTATCACCTTTTTTGGTTGCACAATCAACTTCATAAGCTTCTGGGAACTTAGCTTTTATTAGTGGTGCAATACCAGAACCCATGGTACAGAAACAGTTACAACAGTGAGCTATCAATTCAAATTGTTCAGCATCTCTAACTAAATCACCTTCTACGTACTTAAGTTCTTTTACCATTTTGGATATTTTACTAAATTGTAATTAATTTCTGCCTCACTAGGAATTATTTTAAGATTTTTAAAATCTGTCCCGTATATACTACCATCCCATGATGCTTGAACACACTCACCTTCATGAATTGTAAATGAATGCAACACACCATTTACTCTAACAAAAAATTCTTCACCTTCTTCAGCTTCCGCTAATGAACCTTTGTTAAATGAAAAACTTGGTAGTTCTAAATCGCAAGTACGTAAAAAATATAATGGGTCTTCATTAAACAATTCTAATTCTTCATTATCTTCAGTTGTTACATCATCAAGAAGATTATGTTTAATAATCTTGATTTTTTTAACCTTTGGTGGGTATACCTTACTCACCAAATCATCAATCAAATCACTAGTATAACCGTTAACATTATAATCAGTTAAAAACTCACTAATAATCACCCTAAACTCGTTCTCTTTAATCATAATTAACAGTTTTTAGCCATTTCGTACTCTCTTATTTTAGCTCTTTCTCTGATGTCTTCGAATGTGTGGTCAACAAGTATTTCACCCATTCTAAACACTTCTACAAGCTCATCTTTAACATCGTTATAGTCAGCATCCATTGACGTTACTGTACGGTATGTACCATCGTCATTCTTAACCAATTTTAAACGACCTTGTTTAGATTTCTTGAATGATTTTGTGATGTTACCATCAGCATCCATTTCAGTTGGAGACTTAACAACATTTTTCTCTTCACCATCCAATATAGCAAAACATGCTTTGGTTGCGAAGTTCTGTGTATCACGGTTGATATCAGCTTGTAACAATTTACCACCCATACCCAACGCTAAGTTCTCTGGAGAGATTTTCTCTTCTTCTAACATTGCATAAATTTCACCAATAGAATCCAAGTTAACACCATCACCTTGAATAACACGTATTTGTGGAGGTAATACCTTATAACCCTTTTCGTTTACTGTATATCCGAATTTATCAAACAAAATAGCAAAGATTTCTTTCAACGTATTGATAACGTGTCCAGAATCTGGACGGATAACTAATTGATTACCTGGTTCCGATGGACGACTTAAGATAAGGTCACGTAATTCAGTACCCCATTTTTCAGAGCATGCTTTGAAGATATTGAATGAGTCAGATACACAAGCAACGATTCCAGTTGGGAAAAGTGTAAGAACTCGTTTCATCAATTCCAACTCACCATCTTCACCTTTAAGTGTCATGATTGAGTGTTCTGTTGCTGGAATGGATAATCCGTAGATTGTTTCAGTATTGTAGATGTCTCTAATCATGTTAGATGCAACAATGGTATCAGAACCTCTGAAGTTAACCAAGTGTGCTGACCCACCAATCTTAGCCGATTGTACAGATGATACACCTCGGAAACCGAAATCATTCAATACGAAGTCAACCAAGAAATCGATTGTACCTTCATCATATGATGTACAGTCTGAAAATGACTTCATAACGATTTTACGAACTTCACGTGATAGTGTAGCCACAGTAATTGGATACCATACTTGCAATAGAATTGATTCTAAGAAGTTTGTTAACCATGCACAATTGTCATCCAACGATTCAATTGTAAACAATACGTTTTTGGTATTAACTACAGTACCTTCTGGAACTGCTTTGATACTGATAGGTAATTTACCATCGTATTTCTCAACAATATAGTCAAATTTGCTTCTATCGAATACATCATCACGACCAAACACACCTAACTTTGTTCCAAGCAATTCATATGCTTCATCAACTTCTTCTTTGGTGATAGCAATACCTTCAAGATACTGTTTCAACACGATTTGAAGACCGTAGAAAAGTGTCTCTGAAAACTTACCACCACGTGATTCCAAATAAGAAATCATCTTGGTCATCTCAACACCATAAAACTTGTGATGTGAGAACTTATATGCATCAGTACATAAAATAAGGTTGTCTGGTTTTGTCAATACCTTTGTTAGATATTTTTGCATTTCTTCGATGCTGGTCCAATCTTTAGCAGCGATTGCACGTTCTAATTTTCTTGCTAGATTTCTTTGTAAACTCATAATATTTGTTTTACTTTGTTTTTATTATCACAACTTCTTTATTTAATTTTTCAGCTTTAGTAATACTATCTTTGGTTCCTTTACTCTCACCATCCCAAAAAGCCACAATGATATTTGCATTATTAACAATATCTGTATTCCTTATCGGACCAGCAGCTGGTCCATGTTTTTTCCAATCTGGTTTAAAGATAAGTGTTTCAATATTATTTTCTTTTGCGTATTGTTCACCCAATGAGTCAGCACCTTTAGCCCCACCACTAATCAATAATGTTATATCAATGGTTGAAAGTGTTTCTTTAACCAAATCGTAATCATCAAAGTTTCTACTACCAATAACTGCTACCCTCACGATATACTTTCTCCGTATTTAGCTTTTGCTTGTTCAATAGCCATGGGTATTGTCTCTTTAGCTTCAGCTAATACTTGATTCATCGATAAGTAAACACGCAATTTGGCATACAAGTCTCTATGTTCAACCATTATGTCTTTATCAACATCTATACTCTTAGGTTCTACCCAATGTAGACTAAAAATATCATCAGATGGTTCAATACGTCCCCACAAGAACTTACCAATAAATAATGTAGTCATAATACCAGATTCTGTTTTACCATATCTCCAATCATTGATTGCACCACTACAAACATATTTAACATCACTAATCTCAGCGTTACCACCAGTTTCTTCACTGAACTCACGTTTAGCTGCTTCTTCCCAACTTGCATCAGTTCTATCAACAAATCCACCGATGAAACGATAAAATTCTTCGTTAGGTTTTTTAGCCAAAAGGATTTGCCCTTTATCGTTGTATACGGTGATATCTACTGTTGGATATGTTACTGGTCTAGCAGCGTATGTTGCGTGGATTACACCAGCTCTAAAGTCTTTAGAAGCAAGAATTTCTTTAGATACTTGTTTACGAACTTCAGTTCCAGAGTATAATACATCAGTTGTTAATTCAATAACAGCATATTTACCAGAATAGTAAGGAATGAATGAATCACGACTACCATATAGAATAGCAGTAAGTTCACCAAATGGTACTTGTATTTGATTATCTAACTCTCTAGACCATTTCTCATTACACCTTTGGTCTTTTAATGGCAAGACAATTACGTTAGGGTAAATTTCTTTAATCATAGCTTCTCTAGAAGCGTAATCTAAAGGATTGGATTTTGTGTTGCCAATAACTGGAACACCTAAGAAAACAATAACTTTTTTATGGTTTTCAATTACCTTATCGATAAGATTGATATGACCTTCATGTAGTTTATGTACTTGAAAACGTGCTATTATTACACCTATTTGTGATTGGTCTATTATTTCTTCTTGTTTATTTTTAACTTCCATAATTTTATTTTTTGTTTTAACAAAGATAAGTATAATATTTGAATCCACCAAATATTTTTTAATTTAATTACAAAAAAAATTCCCAACCACACAAGTAATTGGGGATTTTAATTATTTAACTGAAAAACCCATAGTTTGTTTCTCTTTATCTACTTGAGAAGAATAGAAACCTTTATATGATTCTTCAATAAGACTTATAGTATCTTTTAATGTCCAATTTTCATCATCTTCTGACATTTCTTTAATGTTGTCAGCTAAGTTAGCAATAAACGCACCAGTAATATTAACCTTCTTACCATTTATTCTACCTTTTAAGCTTTCATAAACTTCTTCAAGTTGCCATTTTTCTGGTAAGTGTATTTTACAAACTTTAACAATTTGCTCTTCATTTAAGAAACTATAATCTAATGTGAAATTAAAACGGCCTGGTCTTTCAGCTGCTTTATCAACAAGACCTTTATCGTTGGTAGATGCTAAAAGACTTATCTTTCTTTTCTTAACACCATCAAAGAATGATAAGAATTGACCCAACAAACGAGTGTAACTACCATTTTCACGTGAACCTAAGTATAAGTCAATATCATCCATGATGATAACTGCATTATCAAATATTTCACAAGCCTCCATAATCGATGTTAAATCATCTGAATTACCAAAGTCTGGGATTATAAATGTAACCGTTGGAATCAATCTACGAGAAATCTCACGTATAGATTCTGTTTTACCAGTACCTGGTTCCCCATTCAATAAGTACCTAGCATTACCACCTCTAGCAACACGATTGATGAAATGCTCAATGAATTTCATTTGTGTCTCATTTAAGATAAGTTCGTTGCTAGATTCTTGAATATCGATTATTTCAATACCTCTAAATCTACCCTCCCTTAATTTAACTTTGATACATTTACCCTTGTATTCAGAATTATTGAATGATAAACTAACAATCTTTTTGTATAGTTCTTCAAATTTAGAAACAACCATACCTTTTTTTGTTGTAATATGTAATTGGTTGATTAACTCATTCCTATTATCCAAATAACTTTTTGTTTGGATAATGTAATCATTTTCATCACCTTCAATATTAACTGAAAACCAAAAAGAACCAGTTATTTCAAATGCACCACCAAAATTAACTCTACCAATACCATCAACATAACCGTAGCTATTTGTAGTAACATCTTTTTGTTTACCTCTATAAGAATCATGAAGATATGCGTTGATAATTGCAAACTCAATAAAACTAATTTCCTCAGTGTAATACTGTGTAGAATAATCTTCCCCATCTTCTTCATCTTCATCATATTCAAAAGATTTTGACAATGTTTCTAAATCATCAATTGTTAACCTCTTGTCAATAGCATCTAAAACAGCTTGTGGAATTTCGATGTATTCTGATTCTGTTGTTTTTTTAATTTTTCCCATTGTTCTATGTTTTATTAATTATTATTTTACCCTATCTATTAACTTATTTAATGGAATATTACCCAATTTATCAATAACTGTTTTATAACTAACTGGTTTATAATCATGCAGCATACATCCAACATCCATAACTCTTCTACCATCATAATAACCTTTATCATCACCATTGTATATATTTCCATGGGAATGACCATGTAAATGATATGAACCATGATGCTTTTTATTCCATTCAAATATTGGGTAATGCATACAACAAAAAAGTGTTTCAGTTCTTACCAACGCTCCATTAAAATTAGGGTCTGGTTGATTGTACCTTACTCTAACCTCTAGGTAATCTTGAACACTTGAAAATTTACCAATCTTTTTGATATCTTCTAATTTATCATGATTACCCATAACATAATGTATAGTACCATTAAGTTTATACATCATACCTTCAACAAACGCTTTATCCTCACCTCTAGCAAAAGCTAAATCACCAATGTATATGACTATATCATCTGGGCCAACAACCTCATTCCAACCTTCTTCAATCGCAATATGCATTTCATGAATATCATTGAATGGTCTATTGTCAAATTTAAGAACATTTTGATGAAACAAATGAAAGTCAGATGTAAAAAATATATCACGTTCTGTCTTTCCTTGCGTTAAATCTATTTCAAGTCTCATTTTTCAGAATTTTCAAGTTTTGCTTTCAATGCACTCAAAGCATCATTCGCATCACCTAATTGATATTTAGCTGTTCTATCATTTTTTTCAGCTATTTTTTCCGCTTGTTTTTTTAAATCATTGTCATTGCTTGAAGATGCTCTTTTAATAAAGCTTGAATGTTTGATAGCACCAATTAACCAATTGATATGTTTATCACCTTTTAAAGCTTTTGTCATGACCCAATTAATTAACTCATGAGCAACTGATACAGATAAAAATGTTGTTGTGTTTTTACCAGTAACACCCATTTTCTTCTCACCCATAAGCTTTACCATTGGTGTTGTTTTATCAGCGTTATCATCAAATATCGTTTTTAACGATTTCATCACATTAGCTTTAAACTCTTCAGTGTGGATACCTTCTAGGATTTCTTGTGTTGATATCAACTCATCTCTAGTGATAGCACATCTGAATTCACCTTCTGGTTTATCCATTACCTTTGTGATATTTGAAATAGGCATATAAGCTCTAACCAAATGATTTAAGAAGTTTTTAGACTTCGGATTTTCTAACATATTATCAAAATATGTGTGGATTTGTTCTTGTGTCATATTTATTTATTTATTTAAAATTATATACGTGTAAACTATGAATAACTGAGTATAATGCAATACTTGGTCAAAACCAATTGTTGTGAAAAAACCATACCATTTTTGATTTGTCGCAAATTTACTTGTCATTCTACTAGTGATATAATCAGTTATCCAATGCATGATAAATATTGAAATAAATGATAATGAAATACTATGCATCGTGATTGGTACTTTTATCAATAAAAAGAATAAATACCAAGTAACAATTGTTGTTAAACTATAAATGGTTACATGTGCTGTTAACCAAAAGTTATCTTTACTTTTGTTTTCACCCATTTCTCTTGTTTGTAATACGAAGTCGGCCACCCAGTGCACCAAAATCAAATATATAAAAATCCACATTATGCTAATACTTCTTTAACGATTTTTGAAACCAAAGCATTATCAGCTTTTCCTTTGTACTCTTTATTGAAAGCACCCATCATTTTACCCATATCATCAATACCAGTATTCTTGTATGATTCAAGTATTGAGCGAATCAATACTTCATCCATAAGTGTTGGTAAATATGGTTTGATGTATTCTAATTCTCTTAGAGAATCTTCTGTATTGGTTTGTTTAAGTGATTTATCCATTTTCTTAAGGATATTCATCACAGATTCATCTGTAACACCACCATTACGACTTTCTTCGTTTTGTATTTCTCCCTTAACAACACCTAAAAAGTTTTTCTTTTCCATTTCTTTAGCTTTAAAAGCTGTCATGAAATCCGCATTGATTTGTTCTTTTAAACTCATCTTATTCTATTTTTTGATTACTAAATAATAGTGATATCCTTTATCACCTTCTGTTCCATAATAAGCTAATCTAATCTCACCATTCTTAACCTTTATAGAGAATGCACCTCTCTCTTCTTGGTTTGTATCTAACGCTAATCGAACATACTTATTTTCAGCTCTTTTAACTTTAGGTTTTTCTTCTTCAACAATTACTTGTGGTTTTTCAACTACATTAATAATTGGTGTTGGTGTTGGTACAGTTTGAACCTTAACCCTTTGTTTTGGTTCAAGCTTAATAATCGGTTTTAATTCCGCTTTTTTTCTTTCTGTACTCATAATTCACTAATTATACAACAAAGTTACTAATTTGTTTTCTATTTTGCAACTTTTTTTGTGTTTTTTTATGATTTTTTTTCTTTTATGATTAAACCATCTTTCTCTGTAATGGATACATACGTATCATTTTTACCATAAGCAAATGGTGTAAATACCATTGAATACCCATGATTCAACCAACGTTTGAATATTAATTCACCCTTCTCATTATATAGGTATAATTCATTACCCATAATCACTTTTCTAAGCTTTGTTCCCATGTTTATTTTGTATTAAATTAAATATATAATATACCTATTCATTAAGTGAATAACTTAATAGTAAATCACACATATCGCAATATGGTGGTGGTGTACTACCAATAGATGTTTTGGTGTATTTAACACCATTTAAACTTCTTATCTCAACTACCTTACAGTTTTCTGCATCATTATCACAATCAACATAACACATTATGGCAAAACATCTATTACATAAGGCAATTGGTTCACCATTATTAAATTGGATTAGCGGATTTGGTTTTTTCATCAGTTTCAAGTTTTTCTTCCATACTTAGCAAACCTTTACCAAATTTCTCAACTCTTTCATAGTACCTTGTTTTAACTCTCTCAGAGATTGGTAATGCATTTCCTTCATCATCAATCCTAACAAATTTAATATGGGTACACGTAGCAATTTCTTGTTCACCAGTATAAACGTTATGTTTTCTTAATTCAATATAAAGTGTTATAGATGTATTACCAAAATTAACTACATTAGCATAAATTTTAATAATATTACCAACCTTGATTGGTTTTTTGAATAACATTTCACTAATTGATATAGTAACCATTCTAGGTGTATCACAAATTTGAGATGCATATGCCCCACTACTTTGGTCAATCAAAGAGACCAAAGCACCACCGAACATATTAGAATGTACTCCAATATCACTAGTTTTACATATATAAGTTGAAACTAATTCCATACCACATTTTATATATAAATATATAAAACATTGGACCATATCTACAAAGGTAACAAATAAAACACAAATAACCTAATTTAATTTATTTATTTATTTATTTTATTTTCTAATTGACTGTTATCCAAGCAATAACAATCACCTTTGAACGTCCAAGTTGGGTCAGAACCTTTCAAGTCAACTTCACCTTTCTTATGAAACTCAGCTTCTTTGAAGAATTCTTCCTTACCTTTCCACCCAACTATCCAACCCATTGATAAATCAGTTAATATTGCAACAAAACAATAATAATCACATTTTTGTTTTGTGTTAAAAGAAAATATATTTGCTCTATGAAATGGTTGTGGTGCCATGTTTTGTAGCTTTGTCTTTACATCAACCTTAACGTTTTTGATAATCATATCATAATTATAATCACCAACATACTCCGTTACACTCGCATACCTATCCCAAACTATTATTTCACCTAGAGCACCAACTTCATTCCCCTTGCCTTGAGTAACTGAACCATTCAATACATTGAATTCATATAGTTCTCGTCCTCGTCTTCTTTGGTCATCATTTATTTGAATCTGTATCATTGGTTTCAACCCCTTCTAAACTTTCGTTATTTTGGGTATTCTCTACCAATAGATTTTGTAATTGTTCGATTGAAGCATGTACGAAACCTTCTTTAGAACCATAACCGTTTTGACCAGCAACATGAATCAACTCACATAAACCTTGACATAAACACGCAATGTCAATTGCTATCATTTCTTTAGCCTCTTCTGGTGATTTAGGTACTACACTATCATGACCTTTACCAATTAAAACTTGTCTTTCTCTTTCTGTATCGATATCGATAAAAATTGTATTTTTCATAATCTATTTTTTTACAAATATACAACTTTTTTTACTACATTTCAAGTTTTTATATTAAAATTATTATTATTGTAAAATAAACTACATCAACTGGTATCAAATAAGAAAGAATTAAAATATGGTTAAAACATAAAAAGGAGCTCAATGGCTCCTTCTTAATTTAATGTTGTGTTAATAATATCTTCTTAACATCTCGCCTAAAGGCTGCATCATCACCATCATTTGGTGTGACAATCACACTCCATTTAGGTATGTCAGATTTAGGTGTTGACATCATTTCATCATAAGTTAAAATTTCAGATGGATTAATATTAAAATGCTTAGAAACCCTATTCTTTAATTCTTGTTCATCAGCTGTTCTCATTAAATCTAAACCTTTAAATAATTCAATAGGAACAACATCTGATGTCTTTTGTTTATCCATATCAACTTTACCAGTCTCTCTTTTATTAGCACCAGCTGAGAATGTTGTATCACCAAATTCAGCACCCTTAGCAACATCAGACATTTTAGTGTAAGCATAACTATCAACGTTATAACCTTGACTTTGTAAACGTTTCATAACGTTTTCAGCTATTTTAACATATCTTTTGGCAAAGAAATCACCAGAATCATTCCATCGTAATAAAACCTTGGATTTATAACCTTCTAAAGCTTTATGCTCATCACATTTAGCTTTTAATTCATTATACATTTGTTCCTCATATTTATCTGGAAAATTTAATAAATAATTAAGTCTACGTGTCATTGAATCATAAGAAACTGGATATTGAATGTATCTACCTTTCATAGCATAACATATTACAGCACACGTTCCAGCCCCAGGACATGTATTAATGTAATGAAATTTACCTTTTTCAATATCATAAACAATACCTCTAAGTGCTGGTATCCCAGTTTTATAAACATACTCATGTGGTCCACCACTTTTAAGTATTTTATCATTTGTATTTATTGTGTTATTTGGGGTTTTAGTTATTTCTTTTATGAAATAGTCAATATCGACATCACCCTCACCTTTTTTGAAAAATGTTGATTTAGCATGAACAAATGGGTTTGATTTGTCGAATTTCTCTCTATCACTAGTACCTAAACCAGCATTAGATTTAACTCTATTTAAATAATCAACAACTGATTTTGGGTCAACACATGTTTGCTTGACATCACTAAAGGTATCACTCCAATCTATCTCATCTACTCTACCTTTAAAAGCTAATGCTTCTCTAATAATATTTCTTAACATATAATATTTTATTTATAAATATCAATAATAATGTAAAAACATTATAGATTATCTCTGATTTCTTGTCGTAATTCTCTTTCAGCAACCATTTTGGTTTTTTTGAACTCATGCTTTCTCCAGAACTTACCATAACCATAACCACCCCATGGATGACCATCGGTTAATTGGTGTAAACGCATATCAGCCTCAGCATCCATTTGTCGCAATAAACTATCATGCTCTCTTCTATGTGTGATATATGCTTTAGATTTCAACACCACCAACTCATAAGTCAATGTACATGCATATGAACTATCATTAAAACCATATCTCCAATTCTTCTTATCTTCTAATGATTCATAAAAGAACTTTTGAGCTGATGGTGATAACTTATCATATTTCTCCTTGTTTATTTTCAATAATCTGGGATTAGCATAAACCCATTTCTTGGTCTTATAATCTTTATGTCTGAATTCTTCAGTCTTAGACCAAATTCTCTCACCACAAGCATCCAAAACCTCTTGGTATACATGAGCATCATCTCGTCTAGTATAGTCCTCCCTAACCACCCATTCTGCATAATAACCATTATGTTCTGGCTTTTCCAATTCAACCCAACCTTCATTTCGAATAGCGTTATTGATTTCATTTTGCTCTCGTTTGATACGGTTTATAGCTTTTTCTTTAAGGAAGTATTTGTTTCTTTTTTTCATTTTACAAATATAAACATAAATTTTGAATTATCTAGCATATTGGATTATTTTAATAAAAATTGTGCGCCCCACGGGCCTCGAACCCGTAACCTTTCCGTTACACTATATTATCTTCGTATTCTCGTTTTAATTTATGACACCTCTTATAGTTACCACCTTTAGCTGCAAGACCTAAATTAATCAAAGCTTGTCTCATATTCCAATCATTAACAATTAAAGATTCCAATAATACTTCATCACTAATTTTAAGTCTATTATCGCTTTGTTTATTTCTACCTCTCCATGTAAGTGTTAGACTATGACAATTTGGACAAAGAATTTCTAGATTATCTCTTTGGTTGTTATGGTGATTACCATCTTTATGTTCTAATTCTAAAGATATTGGTTCACCTAACCATTCAGATAACCCACAACGATTACATTTACAATCTTGTTCATATAAAACTCTTTCTCTTAACCTACCAAATGTTAATTCAGAATAATCAGAATCAAGAATTAAAGTTTTTCTATCAATTTCTCGTTTAGCCTTAATTTCAACCCATCTATCGCTTGTCATATTAAGTTTAGCTTCTGAAGCTAAAGAAATAGCTATTTTAACCTTTTCAGATTTTTTAGCTGATTCAGATTTTTTTAATTTATCATCATCAGACCATGTTCTACTATTACGACATTCCATTGAACAGTAATTGATTAAACCTTTTTGTGGTTCAAAAACAATACCACATTTTTTACATTCACACATACAATTTTATTATAAATATAATCGAACATGTAAAAAAGTAAATAGTTAAAATTGTCCTCCCAGTCGGGTTCGAACCGACATTGATGCCTAATTAAAAGTTAGGAGCTTTACCCAGTCAGCCATGGAAGGGTAATCTATAAAATATAGATTTTTGTCCCCCCGTCTGGTAACGCTCCAGACCTTTTCCGTTAAAAGCGGAAAGCCTACACTTGTTTGCTACGAGGGGTTTTGTTCATTCAAATCGTGTGTTCAGTGTCACTGAACATCTAATTATAATGAACGTAGTCTCCCCGACAAGATTCGAACTTGTGACTCCCTATTTAAGAGATAGGTACTCTAGCCAACTGAGTTACGAGGAGATATTATTTTTCCAATAACACTCGTAACCAATAGGTCGAGTGCTTTAATCCTTTTTCTTTCGCTTGATGTTGATAATTGTTTTCATAATTTTAATTTTTAAAGTGTTTTTATTTTAATTTTGTGGGTATAGGGGGAATCGCACCAATATTTCTACCCTTACTTCGCTTGAATGAGTTGTTTGTCGACCAACGCATCATCTCCACTTTTCAGCCTTATTCAAATGACACCAACTTCAGCGTTGGCTCGGTTCCTTCACCGAAAGCATACCCATAATAACGTCAGTAGGACTTAAAGGGAACCACTCATTTCTATCCCTTCATCAAACGGTAATTATCCGTTATTTGGCGTAATCCATACATTGCTGCATGTGTATCCTACTTATTGAGCGAATAATCAGAATTGAACTGACATCCTCGATTTGGTAAACCGATGCACTAACCGTTGTGCTATATTCGCATTGGTGTCCCGTCACTCGTGCACGAGCCGTGGCATTACGGGACCGATGTTGTACCACATTCTGAGCTAAAAATCGGAATCGAACCGATAACCTCTTCATTACTAGTGAAGTGCTCTACCAATTGAGCTATTTCAGCATAAAATCATATCCAATAAGTCTAATGTACTGTTACAACTTATAACGCAACATATTAATGGGACCTTACGGTGATTTAGTACAATACACAGCCCATAATCTAGAGGAATACGATTTTTATGATTTGGTGCAGAATGAGGGAGTCAAACCCTCGCCTCGGACTTGGAAGGCCCATGTGCTTTCGTAACACCTATTCTGCATGTGAAAGTCTTACCAGTTCCTTTCGTGCCTACCATTCCAAATAGGTTTTACAATACCATAGAGACTAAGCTCGATATTGAAGATGTTTCGAAGAAAGACAGTCACGGCCACCGCTGGAAATTCTTCTAATGTTAAAATTTTGGCAAAATGTGGCTCGACCCAAATTAACACTTGAGCCTCAGATGGGACTCGAACCCATAACCTACTGATTACAAATCAGTTGCACAGCCAATCGTGCTCCAGAGGCAAATTGATTTTTATTATCCCCTTGAACAATGTCAAGTACATGGTTAAAAATCTAAATTCTACTTTAACTAAGTGAGGCTAGTAGGATTCGAACCTACTCAGCTTACGCAACAGATTTACAGTCTGCCCCAGCTCTCCAACTCTGGCGTATCCCCAAATAACAGAATGGCATGTTGATTTTCAAATCCAAATTGAAGCTTTTTGTTTGCTGCAACCATTCTTTAGATGTATTTATAGGAATCGAACCTATTCTGGAAGTGTAACCTCCTTGTGCACCATAACACTCAAATACAAAAGTTGTGCGAGTTGGGTTCGAACCAACAGTCGGGATATACCACACCAGATTCAAAGTC